CAGGATATATAAGTTCCAGTATCCCCTGAACAGTGGTTTTCTTGGTATTATTGCTATCAGACACATCGCCAAATATGATCTCATCATTAGCTGTTATAGTTGCGGATGTTTGACCGTTTATATCAACATCATCTGCAGCTATACTAGATATATTAACCCAATTTGTACCGTCATATTGTAGAAAATCATTGGTAGATAGACTGGTTGTGACCACATCCAAATCACCAAAAGAAGATATAGTATAATTTATCAATCCATCAGCTGCACTATTCCATCCAACAAGAGAAGAAGCAACAGGCGGCGGGACAGTTAATGAAGCAGTAGTAATATCACTATCACTCAATACAAACGACCTATTAAGTCTGGTATCTATCTGCTGTAATAATGTTGTTAAATTATTGTACTCTAGATTAACAGAAGATGCCGTGAAGTTTCCAGATGTTTGAAATTCTGTTAACCTCTCGAATTTTGGATCATAAACAATTGCAACGCTATCATTTAATGCTAGCCCTGATAAAAAAGTAATATTACCGCCATTATCATTTTGAACAACATCAATAGTATAATCACTAGCCAATGTTTTTAAAACATCATTTACATATACAGCTATATAATCTTCTTTCATTGCCCACCAAGTATATGGGAATACAGTCTGTCCACCAGACGCTATATATTCATTCCTTGTCTGTTTATCTGTAATACTAACCATTATTAATCTCCATTAAATTACTATAACATATTATTCTTGTTCTGCTAATTCTCTTTGTAAATTAACCACACCTTGCATAAGAGGTGTAGTGCCAGATGATACACGCTCTAATAATCGCTTCTCCATTGCCCTAACACCTATTTCAGGATTGCTCTCAATCAAAACCTCTATTGCCGCATCAAGTGCCGTATTGTAAATCTCACTAACAACTTGTCTTCTTGTTGGTAAATTAGGATCACCCTCTCTTGGTGAAACTCGCTTTACAGAAGGCAATGAATCCCAATAACCCTTAGCAATATCACCGTTGATCAAAGCCTTTATCGCATCTTTAGCTGTATACTCACCATATATGGATTTTTGAACAGCAATTATACTCAATAATTCTTCTCGCTGTGCGATAGTTATTTCTATGCCACTTGCTATGGTTAATCTCTTCCCACGCCCGTCAAAACCTTTAACACTTATTTTAAGACCAGGAGTCCTAGGCACTGCATTGGATTCAACTAACTTCCTGTGCCATTCCTCCATTTTTGCAGGTTTTTTACGGAATGGTATTAATGGACTAACCCTGTCCTCTACTTTTAATATATCACCAAATAAATTCCTCTTTGCCCTAACCTCAAAACCCGCCTTTGCCTGAACTCTTTCAATGAAGTTTTGTGGAGACTGTAATTCTTCTCTTTCTCTGAACCTTGCAACAAATGCAGGAACTGTAATTGCAGTAGCAATATTAGATATATATCTCTTCACGCCGTCACCATCTTCATTTCTGGCTGCTTCAAATATCCCAGCAATAGAAGTCATGTAATGCGAAGACATTAACGCTTCACCAGTACCCATAATTGATTTCATCATATCATTCAATATACTGTCTTTATCCAATGAACCCTCAAACTCATGGGGCATTGTAGCAAAATTCTCACGTATATTTGAAGCCATCAAAAATGGTGTTGCGAAGGGTCCAAGGGGCGATATATCCACCCACTCATCGCCAACCAATATTGATTTAGGCTTCATATTTGAATCTCTCCAAGCTTTATTCTCTTGTGGGTCAGATGGACCATTCCCTGTGAGTTTATTTTCACTGGCCAGATAGAATGCACCAAGAAACACCGATGAAGAAAACGCTACTTTAGCTAGCGCATCGTCTGCCTCTTTGCCACCAGCTTGTATGGCTTTATATAACCAAGGATTAGCAAGCTCAGCAGGTGATAGCTCAATCCCACGCCTTGTTAATCTATCTAGGGTATGAAGAAATGGTACAACTAATCCTGAACCAGGTACGACTTTTGCAAGCTCTGATAGCTTTTGTGTAGCAACAGACGCTTTGTCTGTGAATGTCAAAACCTTACTACCATTAACTGATTCTTTTGCTATGCTGAATCTCTTTGACGCTTCAACTGCCCCGACCTCTTTTATTAACGCTAGATATTGCTTCATACCATCAGTACTCATAACATCAATATTTTCACCGATTTTATCAATAGGAAGCTCTAGCAATTCATTCACACGCTTTTCTAAATCACCCCCGCCCAATCCCTCGTGAACAGCTTTTCTATAAGCAGCACCCCTTGATATTCCTCTATCATATAAGTTTCTACGAACATCATCCGAGGTACGCATAGCCCTTATACTAGTACCATAGATAGCTTCCCATGATTTAGCGATCAACTCTACGGGGTGACCTTTTGGCAAGTCTTTATTTATTATCCCAGTTTTTCTAGCAAGATAGCTCGCTCCTTTTCTTACGGTATCTTCGTTAGTTATCTTAAAGTTCTTATCATATCCAAATCTATTTACATTAGATAACTTCAACCTCTCTAATGCTCCTCCTATCTCGCCTATAGTTGATTTAGGATTAAAATTATTCTGCTTCGCCGCCTTACCGATATAACGAAGACCATCAACAACACCAGCACCAAACTCTTTAAAGAATATAGCACTTTCAGTTGCTAGCCTACGCTCTGCCTCTGAACCAAAAGCAACCTGCCTAACAGAGCCAATCGCACTTGATATTAAATCTATGGGTCCCTTGACTGTTACCGCATAAACAGTTGATCCTATTTGATCTCTTAACCATGTATCGGGACTAGATAAAATAGCCCCTTGAAAAGATTTTTCTAGGAATCTTATAAAGCCACCATCTGGTTTTATTGATTCTGGATTTCTAAATATATTATCCAAAAGAATACCTACTTGATTAGGATCTTCTATCTTAGAAAAAACATCTATCATTCCATCAAGTTCTTTAGAACCTAACTTAGATATATTAGCTTTTATCTTATTAGCCACAAGTACAGATGTTTCTTTACTTCTAGCACCAAGTGACCTCGAAAGCTCTGAAAACGCATCTTGTGCCTTAGCATGAGGAATGAGAACCCCATCATATATATTTTCTAAAAAATCATGTCGTGCAGTTGTATCACCAAGCTTTAATCTTTCTGATAAATTAACTGCAAGTTTTCTTGTATCATTATATAAATCTGTTTGTGCTTGTGTAATTGCTGATAATTTTGAGACTTGCTTATCGGTCAACACCCTATCTAACTCACCTTTTTTCATGCTTTCGGTTAGCGGAGCAATGACCTTAGCTTTATTTCTAGTTTCTTGAACGGATATTATCTTCTTATCAGGACGCAAATCATCGGTTAATTCTGTCTTTGTTTTCTTGTTTTTTACATCCGTAGTTATTTTTGCAGTTCTTTTATCACTAGCAATATCACTTATAATAGTTTTATTTGCAGTTAAATTCTTAGCTAATTTCTTAGCTTCTGGTTTTAAAGTATCAGCACTGTCCTTAGCAACCCGTGCTTCTTTAATATATTTAAATAAACCAAATGTTGCATCTGAAAGCTCTTTTGCAGTCCTCCCCCCAGCTTTCATTGCTTGGCTAACAACAACGCCCAATGGTCCCCCAATTAATACATCTTCTAAAGCTAGTTTAGCCCTACTCTCCAATGCAGGCTCATCAGTCCTATCAGCCATCCAATCAACAAACGAATTATCAACACCAAGTTCTTTTATCACCTCGAAGGCTCTTTTTTCTTGCTCATCAAACGCAACAAACATTGTCGTAATGCCTCGCCCGAATTGCTCCGCTGCTTGTTTGAATCCTTTCATATCTTTCACTTTTGTGACTTTGCCCATTGCCGCATAGGGAGCTGCAAACTGTACTAGACCTCTCAAAGCGCGCAATTCAAATCTTTCGCTTTCTTGAACTTCTGCTACCCCAGATATTTCATCCATTCTTTTTTCTTTTAATTCACCCAAATCTTGATCTAATGCCGCTGCCAATGGTTTTGCAATAGGTAAGGCAATAATCTCTCCAAGTTCGCCACCAAGCTTTGCAAGTGCAATTGCGGCATCCCTCAACCCACCAACCGCTTGTAAGCCAACATCAGCCATATAACCAAGCTCTTCGTCATCATCTATTTTCTTTGATTGTTGGTAAACTTCTTCATATTCTGGCTTCCACTCCTTATCCATTTTAAGAAGCTGTAATTCTGTTGTGTCTTTAAATTCTTCATTGAGTTTACGTGTATTAGTAATCTGTTTATCTTCATAAGCAGAATCTATTCGGTCAGTATCTTCTTCAATACTTTTTTCAACAGCGAGTTTATAATCATCTTCTGTTGCAATAGCATTATTTTTTAGGTCATCTTCCATTATTGCTCCTTATTAATTCTATAAACATTCATGATTACATCTATATCTTTTGCTAAGTTAACATCACTATTCATAAGGTTTTCGCGGTCTCTAACCCAAGCAGATGGATCTTTTAAATAATCTTGTTGTGCTTTTACAACTGCGGCAACATTACTTGATTTTATTCTTTCAAAGTTATTTCTTAAATCACTATCTAATAAAGTAGTGTCCAAATCATTTATTCTTACGACTCTATCTACAACAACAGATCCACGTTTCAATATAGCATCTTGTTCAGCCATGAGCATTATATCAGCTTCTTGAAGTAACTGTCTTTCAGATGTGATATTACCAGAAGCTATTTCTCTATTTAAATTACTAAAAAACATATCATTCGCATCCATTTGCAATGTCTCTTCATCACTTAAATTATCGCCTGGACTAGCAGAACGTAACATAACCAAAGATCCACTTGAACTAACTGTCCGATATACTTTAGGAAATATAGTCTTAGCCTTTGCCTTTATTGAAGCCATAGCAGCAGAGTTCATCATTTCTTCATCTATGTTATCTATTCTTGACAACAACTTATCCATAGTTCCTGTACTCAACCCATCACCATACGAGTCAAGCACAAGTCGTGTTAAATCTTCTTTAGTTCGATATTCTTCTTTTCCATCTGGTGTTATTGTATATGGATTATAAATTAAATTAGTTAAAGTTCTAACTGCAATAGGATCATCTATTCCATAAGCCTCTTGCGTTCTATCTGATATATCATTCATAAGTTTGAAAGCTTGACTATACTCATCACTAGTTTCAGCCTGCTCCATTAACATATTTGCTGTGGCTATGTCATTCTGTTCAACCGCCTGCTTTCTCAAACTCAAACGATTAGACGCCCGTTGTTTTGCTTTTGCAGTGTTGCGCTCATTCTCTATTTGATTTCTAATATTCTTAAATTCAGAGGCTGCACGAATAGCATCTCTACGCACAAAATCAGGCATATCATTATTTAATGCATCAAGTAGAGGGGTATTACTATTTGCAATATCATCAAGAACTACTTTCTTCTGAATGTTCTGTGCAAATCTTGCTTTATAGAAAGCTTTTTCAGAAGGTGTATATTTTGGCGCAGAATCTATAAGGTTATTATATTTACTAATTGCACTCATAAAAGAAGTTGTTTCTTCTTTGTCTTCCATAGATGATGATTCCAAAGCCTCGCTCTCAATAGATATTAATGCCGCATCTATCGTGTTATCAGCATTGTTAATCTGATCCTTAACATCATCAACTGTTAACCTTTTTAGAACTGGTGCTGCTTTTGATACTGCCGAAGCCCTCAAAGTATTGCCTGTTTCAGGATCTAAATCCTTTGTAAGCTCATCAACATATGTTCCATATAATTCATTAGTTGTTTCAGGATCACCACCAGTTTGTGTAACTATTCTATCTAAACCATTAGCTAATGACAATTCAACCTCAGCAACTGAACCAACCATTAAAGATGTTGGATCTAGTTCAGCTAGCTTTTGTTGAGCTTCTATCTCTCTTTGTTGAAGTTGGGCTTCTTTTTCTGATTTTTTGAGTTCATTTAATTCATTAATTTCACGTTGTCTTATAATAGAACCAATAGTACTATTAACTCTTTCACTCATTTGATTATAATAAATAGCTTCTTTTTCAAAAGATTTAGTCATTGCGTCTATACCACTAGTTCCAACATTAGGAATATTTCTAAGTGATGGGATTGACGCTTCACGAATGACTGGCACACTTCCAGCCCTTCCGCTACCAACGCTTTGTGGTGATAATCTTGGTTTTTCAGCCATTTTTACCCCCCTTTCTTTTTTGATGCAATACCAGCAAGATCACCAGCTAAATTAACAAGAACATTACGTTTTTGTGATTTAAAACCACGAACAGCAGATTGCCCAGCAATTTTAGTTTGACCTATTTTCATCCCTACATTACCAATTCTAATCAAAGACATCAAATCAGCACCCTTTTGCTCACGTGCCGAAACAGCTTTACTCTCATTGCCAAGTGTAACTGCTGTCCCTGTCTCACCCTCAATACCCGCGCCTGCAAATATAGCCCTTTGCCTAGCAAGAGTCCTTGTTAACTTTCTTGATCTTTCCGCAGCTTCCATTGCCGCTTGTGTCTTCTCACGGTTTTGCTGTGATTTTAATTGCTCAACTCGCATATATGTTGCCATATTCTGTGCTTTAATAGCAGATGATAATTGATTTCTTTGACCAATAGCACCTACTACTGCAGAAGCCGCCATTATACCCAACGATATAGGATCACCCATTACACCCTCACTTCGTAATTAATAGATAATATGTTAAATTCTAGTGGCTCATCTTGTGTTATCTCAACCTGAATATCACGGTTATAACCACCTAAATAAACTTTTTTCCAACCATTAAATTTATCAATAGGAGCGTCTAAAACATTATTACCAAAACGCCTAAATGATGGTTTTCTATTATTGCCAGAATAAGAAACTGATATATTTCTTGATTCATAAAGATTTATATTAGCCGAAACCATATCTTTCCATTCACCAGAAAAGCTCTGCCCTTCTATAATAACATCAATGGGCAATGATTTAACTACAGCCGAAAAATTAAAACCAGCCTCTAATATTGAAACAGGAGCAGATGACGTAAATGCGCCACCAGATGGAATAACATCATCAAGAATATAATCATCACCACGAACAACAATACTTTCTGAATTAAGATGATCGTAACCAGACCAAGAAGACGTTGGTGATCCGTTATCAGATAAAACAGAAGCATCTGTATAATGTAATTGATTCAGTCTCTCAATAAACCTTACATCAACCCCATTTACGTTACGCCTTACTATGAAATAAGTGATTCTACCAGAAACAGCGACATCTTCAATAAAACCATTTGTTTCAAATAATGACCAAGCAAGTAAATCCTGCTCACGCAAACTACTTAAGACAGCAACCGTACCGTCACTATTAACAATATAAAGATAATCAGATGGATGTGCCTCAACCGCCCTACGGATATCCATTGAAACAGGATCGTTAATTAAATGTTGTGCCAGTATAGATATATTAGGTGAGTTAAAACTCTGTTCAACATCATTAAAAACAAACTGACGAACAACGCTGCCTTGTTCCTCTATGAATACAGTTGTGCCATCAACTGAATGAGGTCTTACCCTGCCCGACCCATGCAATGTTTCTTTACTTACTTGATCAGCAATGTTCTCAGGAGTTACCGCATCTGTCACGCTTGACCTTATTGTGAATTCTCCACCAGATGTAAATATTTGTAGTCCTCTACCAGGGAAAATATTATTAATAATATTAACTCTATCATCATCTATAGTAACATTGATTGCTTGGTCCTCTAAACCAGTACCCTCATTTAAGTCATAATATAAACCAATAACAGACGCTAATATAGTTTGTGGTCTTGACCCAAGTCCACCGAACCATAACCTACCCTTCCAAAAAGCAACACTACGCATCCATCCTCTGGTAGCAGATATTAAAGGCTCATTACCAGAACCATAATCAAATGTTGGAATGTTACTAAACGTTATATTTGTAGCAGTCCACGACGTATGACCAGCCCTTTTTATCTCGATAGGCTGAAAGTCCTTATGCACCAATATCAATGTATCAGCACTTTGCGTCCAATTCATTTCATCTATATGGGTGGCGTTCAGACCACTTATTGGGGCGGAAGATACAGTAGCCTGAACACCATTAACATCCGTACGATATACTTTGAATTCACCAGGGGTAAATACTAAAATATATGTTTGTTCATCGTTGAACTCGAACGGAACTATTTTTGCCTTCTGTGAAGAAGTTGTTGTATCTATGTATTCTAAACCCTCTCTTCTGAATACACCACCTTGAGGGCGAACATAAACATTTCTTAACTTTGCAGAAGCCTTGCCATATATGTCAGTTAGAACCCGACCATATATAGTTGGATCAATTTCACCAGAAACAAAAGATGTTTGTATTTTTTTTATTCTTGCCATTATCTAACGCTTGTTAATTCAAAGACACTATCGTCAATTGTCCTAGGTGGCTGATTCTGTGAGTCAATTAATCTTGCCCTCTTACCAGCTTGCTCTTTTAATCTATTCATAACCTGAACCTGCTCCATATCTTTTGATAAAGACCCAGAAAATATTTCTGCTAAATCATACTCAAGATATCTCTTGAAATAAGATGGAAACTCAGATTCACCTGGATTATATTGATAAACCACCTCAACTGTATTATCAGATGAATGCAACTTATCTTCATAAATCTTATATTGGTTAGAAGAATTAGAAATAGAAATAAGTCTTAACATATCAGGTGGCAGTTGATAGACAAAAGAATAACCAAATTTAGGTGCGCCAACAACCTTTGCAAGCTCTTCTTGTCTTAATGAAAAACGCCAAGGAATACTCTGTAATAAAAAATCTCGTGTAGTCTCATAAATTGCAGAGCATATTTCAGCTTCTCTAGTATCATCCTGAAAGGATGTTATTTGATCAGCTCCAACTAAAATGAGACCTGTGTTACATATAGCTATATCTGTAGACATTATCATCTCCTCTTAGTTGGAGGGAGGGCATAATCACCCTCCGACCTTATTTAATTAATCAGTATCTGTAATAGCATATGCAACCCAGTTTGCTGTATCAACAACGCCACTTGCATTGGAATTAACAACAACATAACCAAATGCTGGTGTTCCATCCGTATCAACATTAGCATTGATGACATCACCAACATTTAATCTACTGGAAGCATCATTAAAGTATCCAGCACTATCTATGTCAGCAGCAAGATCAATCGTTGCATAAACCCAAGTTGATGGGCCAGCATCTTTATTGAAATTAGCGTCACTTTTACCAAATTTAGTAATATCAAAAGCCATTATAAGTTCCTCCTTTTAGGCAGTTTCACGAGTTGTTACTTCAACAATACCCTCTTGATCGATTACAAGAGCATTAGCAGAAAGAAATCCAGTTACACGGTGTGCGCCATAAGCAGGATCATAATTAACCTCAACACGAGGCTCCATATTTACAGCTAAACCAACTGCACCTTTTTGCCAAATGAAGTTAGTTCTATCAAGAGAACCATCTATCGGTAGACCGCCTTCATCAAGATCACCAAATGTACGGAAATTGAAGCCATAATAAGCACCAACCCCGCCAGACATAAGCGGTTGATTTACCACAAAATCACTTGATGTAACACTTGTATCACCAGTAAGATTATGCATCCCACTAGCATGTATTGCTGCAACACGATCTTCCATAGGAACGTTATTCTTATCTAGAAGTAACGCTGCCTCTCTAAGAGCTGCAACTGTTAAGTCCTCAACCGAGCCTGATATATTGTTAGCAACTACATTTGTAATAGTAGCATTATTCAATGCATCAATAATTAATTGATCCATACGCCTATTTAATGAAGAACGAATTAACTTAACAAGCTCTTGTCTTTCATCAAAATTAACCTTGTTGTTTAAGAAAATATCAGTCATTTCAGAAATGGTATAATCTTCAACAGTAACAGTTGGTCTTGATGTGCCAATATTGGCCAATGGAATAGGTGTATGAATTGCACCACGTTTATATGTAGTACCTTTATTCATACGATTGAATTTAACTGTACTAGCACCAGAAGCATCTTTTACTAGAACAGAATCTCTTAACTTAGAGATGTTTTGTTGAAAATCGTGACGTACTTCGGTTTCGAACTTGTCCACAACTAATGTTGATAGGTTAATTGACATTTAAATCTCCTTTTGTTTAACCTTATAAAAAATTAATTTCACACGGGTAATCCAAATAGAGACCGTCATTTGCAAGTAACGCTTGCCAATCGTCAAGTAAAAATATAATGGCTATAAGTAAAGGTACATTAATTTACTTGCACTATACTTATAACATACTTTATATTTACTTGACAATACTTATTTATTTAATTTTCTTCTTAGCCATTATAAATTCTTCCAAAGCCTTTTCAGTAGCTGCAACTACTGGCTTATCATATGGATTAGCAATTGCCTTTTCATTCAGCTTTGACCATTTTTCTTGAAGATCATTAAGGGATTCTTTTCCAGAAGAGTTTATATCTGCTGGTACGTTAGCGGACTTACCCATTTTAGATAGTTTTTGTAAGAGCCTAACACCATCCGCCGTTGCTCCAATATTGTTTAATAATTGTTGTTCACCTTCATCAAAATTAGATCCAACAAACTTAGCGGCTTCATTTATAATCTGCTTAGACTTAGATTCCCCGCCGAGCTTTTCAATCTCATCCTCTAAACTGCCTTGTTCCTCAACTGCATTGCTAGCCCATGCCTTTATAACATCATTAACATCATCTTGTGATAAACCCTTTTCTTTGAATACAGGTAATAACGCTGTTAATTCAGGAGCTTTAGGATCAAACTCAAAACCATCAACTCCTAAATCAATATCATCAAACGAATATTCATCAGGTGCTATCTTTTCAGATGAACGTAACTCCGAGTTAATTCGCTGTTGTTCTTTTAATGCATTAACAACATCATCAGTTGACTTATACTTTCCCATAATAAGATCATCATTATTATCAGTACCGTCACTTCTTCTAACGTCATTGCCCTCGGCGTCTTTATCTTCATTACCAGTATCTTCTTTTGCCATTTCTAATAAACTCATGCTATCTTCCCTTTTGCTTTGCGTTTAATTTCAGCCACCAGATCTTTTTTACCCAATAAATAATGAGTATTAAGAGCTATTGACATACCGTCTATACCATTACCAAGCAAGTTCTTGTCATGGAATCTACTTAATAAATCTTCTAAAACTTTTTTACCTTCTGGAGTAGAAAAAACTAAATTATATAATTTATCAATATCAGACATTTTCACTACCAGCCTCAGCAGCCAATTGCGCTGCTTGCATTGCAATCTTTTGTTGCTCCATCTCTTCAAATTCTTGTTCAGTTGGTATAATTCCAGCAGGAACATTTAACCTCGGAGCAATAGCGGTTACAAATCTATCAGCAGGAATGACCTCTGCCGTTACTTCTGGACCATAGAAATTAGAGATAGACTCTACTAATCTAATAATCCTAACAAATTCCTCTTCTTCTTGTGCCATCGCAAGGGGTGATATATGTTCTATAGCAATAATATTTCCATCAACTTTAAAATCACCAAGCTCAATCATTCCAAGATCATCAAGTATCGATAATAACCTGTTAACTAAAGGTGCAAGTAATTCATATTGTAACTTACCATATGAAGATCCTATCCTCTTTGCCATTTCTTGGCTTCGTAAAGACATCTCAGTTGCTGTCTTTACAGGAAGATCAACCCTACCAAGGGGGTCTGAAAACATCATATTCTTAATGTTAGTCTGTAAATCATTTATAATTAACTGTGATAGGTTAATATCAACAGATAACATCAATGATTCTATGCTACGTCCGCCTGGTGAACCAGAATTCCCTCCAACTGGGATTACTGCACCTGGCACTATTTTTATGTTATTAGGGTTAATAACACCGTCATCCATAACAGTCCAAACACCACTTAGATTTACTGAAGCAGCCTTTAATAAATATTCTTTTACTTTGTTTAATGTTTTTATATCTGGCAAGGCGGTAAGTAATGGTCCACGACCATAAACTTCACCAGGTAAATTAGACCACCTAAACACTATCCAAGGATTAGATTTCTCATCACGTTCGACAATAATTGTTTTAGTTTTTTCATCTATAACAAAATATTTCCATCCATCTATTTCTGTTGTTTCGTTTGTTTGCGGATTGAAGACTTCGATCTTTTCAGGGATTGTTGCTTCGATGAGCCTTCTTTTACAGTCTGGTTTTTCTTCAATTTCTTTTTTGAGTTCATCATCATTAAATACGACATCCGACCACGTCCTTTCTATGTTTCTGTTTAATTGCGTTGATATCCTATAAACACCTCCGACACTGCCATCTACACCCTCCTCAAGGTATAATTGACTTAATGGAACATTTACAAAATTAAATGGCTTATCTTCTGTGCCTTTATGAACTAATAAAGCACCAGTACCCACAGCTAGATCAGCGAATGATTCTGATATCTGAATATCAAAATTACTATTATGCAGTGATGAAAACAAAATCTTAGTTATTTTTTCTAGTGGCTCTTCCAAAGATGATGGATCTTCTACTTGGCTACCTGCCTTTAAGCGTAGAAACTCACGCATTGGTGGAACTAGACTTGAATGAAGATTAGATACAAACTTATTCAATGAATCAGAAGCAGTTGAGTCATAAGTAATGCCACGACCATTCTTCTCTTGTCCTGGATTAATTATAGTATTATCATCAAATGTTTCTCTATGTGGTGCTGCATATCTTAACGCATCTTCATAAAGTGTTTCCCAATTAGATTTACGACCGACAGCCGATCTATATCGTTTTATAATACTTTTAGCTTTATCACTCATAGCACTAGCCTAACTTTCCATCTTCTCCAAGTTCAGAGCCTGATATTAAACTCCTTCTTCCCATTAGTCTACGTTTACGCAGAGCTTCTTTACGCGCTATCTCTGCATCTAACTTTGCTTTCTCTGCCTCCGCTTCTTCACGCTGTTTTTTTAATAAAGCGTTTTGTTCTGCAAGGATTCTGGCTTGCTCTTGCTGAGCAGACCTATCAACTCTTGGTTTTTTAAACATACGTCCCATTATAGAATCCTCATAAATATCTTTGTGTTATTATTAAATGATATATTAAAGTAAAACACCACCTCTTTCAAGTAAATCTTTATATAAACCAAAAGGAGTTATAGTATTTGATTTTAAACCTACTATAGCCTTACATAAGCTTACACATGTTGGTGGCATATTATATATACTAATACTTGATTCTTGTTCAAATGAATATCTGATTACTTTAAATCCTTGTGATTTTAATATTAAACCAATATCATCATAACCCAAGCATTCTAATATAGGTGATATTGTTAGTTCTGCTCCGCATGGGGTCGGGTTTATTAACTGGAACATCCCATCACCAGCAGGAGCCATCAAAGAAACATGCCCAAATTGTTTATCATGAGACCTTATTGCTAGCTTATACCACCAAGGGATATTATTTGATGTTTCATTAAACAAAAAATACCAAGTTTTAGTAGATGTCCCATTCTGTCTTTGCCATAAAGGCTTTTCCATTGAAATTATTCCTTTTTCCTAACATTGTTTTTGTCTCTCCAGCACCAGAAAGCACATATGTCAAAGCATCTTGCACATCTGAATATCTATTTTTAATTGGCGAATCCGACAACCTTCCTTCTGCGTCACCAGTAGTGCTTATTCTACCATAGCAGTAACCACCATTCATACCACGTATTAATTGTTTACATGATTCATCTATAATTATACCTGGCTGCCCGTTAACCATCCTGCTAAGGACTGATTTGACTGTTTCCAAACGTGGCTTTATCCTCAGAGCTTCTTTTGCTGGTACAATATATATACCCTCTGCTTTTAATATATCAAAATAAGTTCTGTCATCAGTTTGTTGTTTAAATCCACCTGCTGGATCACCCCATATTTTAAAGTCTCTATCAGGGAATGTTTCTTTCATATACTGTGCTAGTGTTTTTGCATAACTAACAGCACCCATACCCTCTTTATTTGTTACGCAGAACTCTCTTAATATCTGCCACTGTCCAAAACTAGTCTTTTGTGCGAATACAGTAGCAGGATGTCTACCGCTAGCATCAATACCGACATAAATTATACCATGAGGTATTATTTTTATCTTACTTGACACCATTAACTTGCTATTCCATTCCATTTCATAAACAGGGCTACCATCTTTAATATAGCCATATTCACCATGAACATGCACATTACTCCAGTCTTTTGAGTTATTACCTATCATCATCTTGCGATAATAATCCCTTCCACCTGGAAGATGTTCAAGATTCTCTGCATATTTTGATAGACCACTAGGCTGTGCGAAGAAATCCCATCTTTTAGACTCTTCTATAGTGCTTATATCCAGTTCGTTACCATCATCATCAACTGCCCACTCATTACCTTCTGCACACTTATAATACCAATGTTCGTCATCTGGTGGATTAGTATCCATTATAATACCACACCACGTAACCCAATTATCAGAAGAAACATCATCAGGCTTATATTTCTTTGGAGGGTATCTACCTACCCTACCAAGAGCAGCTCTCATCAATTCAAAAGCTATCTGCCTTGCTTCATTAAACCATATACCAGTTACCTCAAACGACAAGAGCTTCTTCTGATCTTCTGGCTTATCAAGGGCTAGAAATATTATTTCTGCCTCAACATCATTAAACTTTATATATTGTTTGTAGGGGGGTTTTTTACTAATAGCGCCGAACACTCTTTCTGGAAACCAATCTTTCCATGTAGCCATTGTTGTATTCTCTAGCTCACCAAAAGTATTCCTTACTATTATCCATCTTGTTCTACGCACCCCATCACTTGAGGGTGTTTGCTCTGTCATCCTCTTGAACAACTCAAAACAACATATAACACTCTTGCCACTACCATAAGGACCACGAATACCCTTAACAAAAGCATTACTCTTATGGAAATCTATGCCAGTAGTACTTGCAACATAATTAGTTACATCACTCATCAATAACCTCTATTACCTTGCCCATATCATCCCTTGCTACCCTTTCTGAATTACTAGTCAGATCCATATTAATAGTAACACTAACACCACCACTCTTCTCAGCAAACCTATCAAAGTTGCCACTTGCCTTCAACAAACTATCACTCATCTTAGCAAGAGGTGAAGCATAAGAAGCACGAACCTTCTCATCACTACCATCATCATCAAACCTAGCTTCCATCTTTCCAAACACTTCCATGAACTTTGCAGCTGCCTGAGTACTATTCATACGCATCTTAACCATAAAAGCATCCTGCATCAAACTAAGCTCCTTACGCAGAGCTATACTCTTACTAGTCTTGCCATTTATATAACTACTAACAGTAGACATACTCAAGCCAGCATCCTTCGCAGCAAGCTCAAGATCACAACTATTACTAAAACTAGATAAGAACTTACGCTGCTTGGGAGTAAATACATAGAACTCCTCTAAACAATCTAAACCACTACTACCAACTATATCCGACATCAATCCTCCAAATTAGCATAAGCATCACTACATATAACATCACCACTAACTACATGACGGAACTCTACATAACCATCAACCTCTACACGGACATAGTCACTACTAACAGGACTAACAACACTACGGCTATAATGAGGAACTTTACGATAGGTGTCCTTACACAACACCGTGTCAACTATACGGATACTACGCAATACAACACCACCATCAAACCTAGACAACAGGCGCTTAAAAGCTATCAACTCACTCGACGCCTTTATACGGGTAACCTTAGATACTGACTTGCCAGACTCGGACAAGATAACCTTGAAAAAATACCAACTCTGTGCGCGATTAGACAATATAATAAATACCCAAATAATTATAAGAATATGTAACTTACTGATATACAACGATAATTATAACGCCATTCATCAACGTAGCTATAAATATCTTTCTATATAAAGAAATTCATTTATTTATAGATAAATATATTTATATCATACAATCACGGAAAACGCAATACTAAAACTTCGAATAATCCTTAATATACAACATTTATATAAATATATTCGCATGGTATCTTTGATTTTCTGCGGAGGGATAGAATACGTAGTGAGCAACTTACCACTCTCCGGCATACCCCAAGCAAATAATCAAACCCCCACCCCCCTAGTAGTGTAATTGAGAGGTGTATATATATAAGTGTATGTATATATGTGTGTGAGTATGTGTGAGGAGGAGTAAACCTATAACACCACCTCATATTCAACACTACCTTACACTCTACCCCAACTACAACACTTCATGCACCAAGAGCCTTGCTAACATTTATAATAAGTCATGTGGTACAATAATGCATGATTATCCATTTATGTAGGATATTAGTCCTAAACAGGATTATATTCCTACGAGGGTATTAAAATACCTTACATTTAAAGCGCGTATGATACGATGAAAAGAGTTTTTGTTATGTTAGGTTACCATTATTCATGCGTATTGCTGTGTTATCTTTGTTGAAAGTTAGTTGCTGGTTGTAGCTTATATGAGCAGGGGCGCAAGCTATAGTATATGTGCTTGTAGCTTCTTTTCGATTGCTCTATCTAATTACAGTTGTTTTTGAAATATTATAAAATATATATATTAACCTTAATGAATTCTGAGCTAAAGTGTCAAAGTCCCATACCGTAGCGATTAAAGCCGTGGTACATGAACTTAGACAGGGAAGATTAACCTCAAAGTTATTCGTCGCTTGTGCCAACTA